ATCTCGATACTCTTCTTGATTACGTTGTAGTCCACCTCAATGCCGTTAGTAATGAGCACGCCACGGTGATTCTCTTTGGTGTGCATCATCCTGCCGTTGCTGTTGCGCTGGAAGTCAAAGCTCTCTGGGATCACAACCTGTTGAAGTGTTGGCATAACCTCGCCCTCAATCACCGCATGGTCGTTGTAGTCTCCCTTTGACTGCGGGATTAACACCTCGGCTACGCCATTGAGTGCCTTTAATGCCTGCGCGCCGCGCACCGCTTCGTTCTCTCCAGTGTTCGAGTCGTCGCAGTCTGCTATAAAAACGTGCTTAGCTTTTGGGAAGTGCTCGAAGATAACCTCTGCGACAGGCGTTAGGTTAAATGCATCAAAGCACACAACCGTAGGCTGGCTCATATCTTGATAGTAGCTTGCCGCTGTGGCATAACCTTCGACGTAGTTTATCGTCGCGGCCTTCTCTAGAAGCTCTTGCCCAAGTATAAAAAAGCTCGCTTTCTTTTTGGAGCCAGTAAGAAACATCTTGGCGCCATCGTCGTCAATATACTGAAGTCCAACGATCTCAAGATCTGAGTTCAACATTGGGATCAACAAACGCCCGTCAGATCCAACCCGCAACCCGTGGCTTCTTACGCTCTTCTTGGCTAAGTATGGGTGCGCGTCACAACTAGAGCTTGCCGCCCAAATACTCTGGGCACGCTTTGCCGCTTTGTTGTTGCGCTCGACCTTCTTTTGTTCGGCCTCGGCCTGCAACTGTTTAATCTCTTCGCGCTGGTCTTCGCTCATCTGGTAAGAGCCGCTGTTGTGTGGCTTCCATGTGGCAGTGGGATTGGCTTGATCAATACGGTAATCTCCGCACCGCCCATAGGGTATACTCTGGTCTGCCCAGAACTGATACCAGCCTGTCAGCTTGCGCTTACCATCAACCTCCATGTAAGCTCGTCCGATTGATCCATCAACCAAAAGCCCCTTTTTTGTATCAAGAACCATGTTGTTTTCTAAAAGGAAAGCTTCAAACTCCTGCCTAAAGTTGCCACTAATTGGTCTACTGTGATCTTTTTTCGGCGGGCTTTTAACTTTCAAGGACATTTTAGGGCTTCCCATTTCTGATTAAGTGTGTACAATAGTGCAAACATTAGCAAATAACAAGGATTAAATCATGGCATTAACAACCTCAGTTGGATCTGGCGGAGAGAGCTCGTTCGAGTCAGTACCGCCCGGTTCTTACGAAGCAGTCTGCTACCGTCTCGTCGACGCGGGAACCGCAGAAGAAGATTATAAAGGCGAAATCAGCAAAAAGCACAAGCTCTATATATTTTGGGAAATACCAGAGCTCAAGCTCGACGATGGGCGCCCATACTCCATTTTTAATGGCTATACAAACAGCCTTAATGAGCGCTCGAACCTGCGCCGTGATCTGCAAGCTTGGCGCAACAAACCTTTCTCTGAAGCCGAGCTCGAAGAGTTTGACCTCACAAAACTGTTGGGCGTCACCTGTAAGATCAACGTGGTCTTAAACAGCAACGGCAACCCCAAGATCTCTGGTGTGTTCTCAAGCGACAACGGCGTCAAGCGAATCAAGACTGTCAACGAAAGTCAGATCTTTGACCTTGAAGAATACTGCAAAGAGTTCAGCGGAGAGAGTTGTGAAGCCTCAAAGCTCGCCTGCGACAGCTTTGAGACACTGCCTAGGTTTGTGCAATGGCGTATAAAAGGGTGCGACGAACAGGGCAAAGACCCAATGAGTCCGTGCTTTGAAGTGCAGGCGGCTATGGCGAAGGGTGCGCCCAAGGAAGAAAAGAGTGGGCTAAGCGGTATTGCTTCCAGCCAAAAGCAAACTCCCGCATTTAATAACGAAATCATGGACGACGACATTCCGTTTTAACGCTGGCGAGGTTAAGCCATGATCGAAATTAAAATTGGCAGTGGATCCAACAAGTCACTCGAAGCAACCAAGTGCGATATCGAAAGCGCATCTGTCCACGAACTGGCGGATGCGTTGGAGTTGTTACATTATCTGGCGCGTGACTTACAGCACCAAGATTTGGCTTGGAAGATCTTACACGTATCTGACGAATTAAAGGAGAGGGCTAAAAATGGCTGACATGGTGAACAGCCCAGAGCATTATGCCGCTGGGGGTGTTGAGACAATCGACAGCATAAAATCGTCGATGAGCTCTCACCAGTTTATGGGGTATATTCAGGGAAACATCATTAAGTACGCTTGCAGGATGTGGCGTAAGAATGACGACCCAACAGAAGACCTGAAGAAAATGATTTGGTACGCAAATCGACTGATTAAAGAAATTGAGGAAGACAATGCTTGATCGCGGAGATGTTGACGAAAGTTTGCCCAACTGTCCTTGGAAGCAAGAAGACGCAGTAATGTGCGATCAGCACGACATTGAGATGTCGGCAGAAGAAGATGAAGAAGGTTTTACTATTTACCTTTGTCGGATTTGTGAGTCTCTGACGTTTCGCCCTTTTCACAAGCGCAGAAGCAAGTGAACGAACTACCATTTTTTCCAATTAATAGATGTTCCCAGATAGACGCTGAGCACGACTTCATTCAATTGAAGCGGGAAAGTTTTACCAACCTCATCACCCCAAGACAATGGAAGAGTCGTAGCCAGCTTCCCCAAGAGTTTGTAAAAGATTATGTTGTCGGGCGCTCGGTGGTCGGAAACAAAAGCTCCAGCTTTTATCACTGGCAATCAAGAATGGCCTGCGACTCTAATAATTGTCCAGCCCCCATTCGCGCTTGGTATGATCGAAAATTGCATAAGAATATCGCGTCTTCTCAGTACTATGAAGAAAGCCACAAGTCTGCGCTCACTATGCGTGGATATATAGCATCGCAGTTTAGGCCGAGTGCCGCCAAATGCTTGTACGAGATTTTTGGGGCAACCTCCATTTATGATCCGTGCGGCGGTTGGGGAGATCGACTTTCTGCCGCGCTGGCACACTCTTGCCACACCTACCATTGTCGGGATGTAAATCCACTTGTGTTTACAGGTTACGCGCTTCAACAACACGCTTTCGATATCAACTGTAAAGCAAGTTTTGAGTATCAAGGTAGCGAGATCGACTGTCCAGCAGAGGGCGCCTTCGATTTTGTCTTTACCAGCCCGCCTTATTGGAAAGTAGAAAAGTATGCTGGCGACAAGCAAAGCTTCCGCGTACATAAAAAGTTTGATGCATGGATGTCTGGGTTTCTGTTTCCAATGCTCAAAAACGCTTGGGCCGCTCTGGAAGATGGTGGAGTTATGGCTATCAATGTATCTGACTGTTATGCAAACCACACCCAAAACATCATATGCGAGCCAGCAATAGAGTACGCACTTGAGAACCTGAACGGTTGCCATATGGCTGGCATCATCGGTTATGAGATCTCGACCCGCAAGAAAAACGGTTGCAACTCAGAGCCAATACTTATTTTTAGTAAGAACGCACCGTTGTGCCTAAACACGTTGCTTGCTAAACAGATTCAACAACAATCATTGGAGCTATAATGGATTTTAAAGTAGGCATTTACGAAGATCTCGATTATCCAACTTACGACTCAATACCCGCATGGCGATCTCACGACCTGACATCAATAGCTAAGTGCCCGTTTACTTGGAAGCACCGAGTCTTTCATAACAGCCCCGCGCTTCTGGAGGGGAGGATACAGCACACCGTATTTTTGGAGCACCACAAGTTTCACGAAGAGTTTGCCATTGAGCCGATTGTTGACCGTCGAACAAAGGCAGGCAAGGAAGAGTACGCAGATTGGCTAATGACCGTAGGAGATAGGGCGCCGATTAAACAGGATATGTACGACGTATGCATGGAGCGCCGTGAGATTGTAGCTGAACATATTCCCAAGCCAGATCACTCTGTCGAACTCACTCTGTGCTGGATGTGGAACGGTCAGCCATGCAAAGGCAAGTTGGACTGGCACACTGGAACCGACATCTGGGATTTAAAAACGTGCAGAGACGCATCGCCCCGTGGCTTCAAGAGCGCCATCAACACATTCAAATATTATCAGCAAGCCGCATATTACGTTGCGGGATGCCGCGCTGTTGGCCTTCGTACAGATAAATTTTACTTCTTGGCTCAAGAGAAAATGCATCCCTACCCCTATGCAATCTATACCTTGAGTGACGAGGCCATTGCCTACGGTGACGCCAAGAACGAACAAGCTATGGCGGTTGGCATGGCGTGCAGAGAGCGAGACGAATATCTTCCTTATAATCAAAGCGAAATTAAAGAGTTTGACATTGCTGACCTTTACTAAAGAAGAGCAAGCCAAGGAAGATAAATGGGCGGAAGACAAAATGTATCACGCCGCTCGATACGCTTGGAAAAAACGGTTTGATCCTTTACCATTTGGTAAGGGGACTTGGGCCAATTGGTTCAAGAAAATGTTCAATCGAGATCTTTTCGAGTATGCTAAAGAGATGTCGAAAAAGAAGAAGGAGGCAAGTCGTGGCGAAATCTAAAGTTAATGAGGCGGGCAACTACACCAAGCCGACCATGCGTAAGAGATTATTTAGTAAAATAAAAGCTGGAAGCAAGGGCGGATCCGCAGGCCAATGGTCGGGACGTAAAGCTCAAATGCTCGCCAAGCAATACAAGGCGGCAGGCGGAGGATACAAGACATGAAAGGCGTTAATCACTACAAAAAAAACGGCACGCTGTTCTCTGGCGCCACACATAAAATGCCAGACGGATCTCTGCATACCAACAAGTCCCACACCAAGACCAGTGTAAAGTTATTTCACTACAAAGATTTGTCTGCTACGGCCAAGAAGAGGGCTAGGTAATGGCGCTCAAAAAGACCCAGAAGTCCCTTAAAAATTGGACAAAGCAAGACTGGGGCACAAAGTCTGGCAAGCCATCGACCCAAGGAAAGAATGCTACTGGCGAGCGCTACCTGCCCAAAAAGAAAATTGCCGCTATGTCTGACGCCGAGTATGCCAAGACCACGGCAAAGAAAAGAAAGGATACCAAGGCTGGAAAACAATTTTCCGCACAACCCAAAAAGGTTTCTAAAGGGGGAGCCCTAAAGAAACCTAAAAGCAAAGTTGGCGCCAGAGGAAGAGCCTAGTCTTCCTCCAGTCCCAGCCACTTTTTGATGCCGCCTTCGTAAACTTCTTTCGACACATCCACCCCATTAAACTTGTGAGTGAAACCTTCCTTGGAGATCTTGTTGGTTACGACCTCCTTCGGCGTGCCAACATCAAGCGCCAACAAGTCAGTAACCATGAGCCCGATAAGGTCGTTAAGCTCCTTTCGGCTAATCATCGACTTGGTAGTCTTGTTGTGAAAGATGTTCGAGAGGTGAGCCCTCTCGGCATCGGTTAGGTCTATCGCTACATTAGTCTTCATGCCCCTACCCCTTGTATCCGTTAGTGAAAAGTCCTGCCATGTAATCAAACATCTCGGCGTAATTAGGCACGCTGTCAATGTAATTACCTAGCTCCATATGAATGTCTGAATCAACAAAATTCCAATTGCACGTACCAGCGTCATCGAAATTTTCCCTATTACAAATTGCTCGACTGAAAGCATTTGCTACCGCGTTATCTGTGTTCATTTCCAATCTCCCTTGCCAAGTTATTAATCAAATTTCCCTCACCACAAGTACATAATAGGTTATATCGTGTCGGTGTGCAAGTTTTGACACACTTTTATTTAGTACAAATAAGCATAACAAAGCACATATTTATAACTATTTATTCTAATTGATATGTGCAATTATGTGTACAACGACACGTTATGTGCTATTATATAAATGTGGTGAAGGAAAACTGAGAAAGGAAAATTGAGATGATTGCAAGAGTCGATACAGTGGTTGGAGGGAGTAAAGGGATGCCAGTTGGCGCTGAAGATTGGATGGTTTGCGCGGTAATTGCCATTGGCTTGATAGTCGCTGTTTTGGTCTTGGTCTAGGAGGTAGTGATGAAAAGGTACGGTCACTAGAGATCTTCAACGATGTGAGTTGCGCGGCTTTTGTCGTGTAGCCACATCACAAGAAGATATCTGTCACCAGACTGCACAGGAAGCCCTCTATGGAGGTTTGTGAACGAAGGGAATATAAGGGCATGGCCTGACGGCAAAGGCTTTAAAACGCCGTGATTATGGAATTCTGTGCCCCCTCCTATGTAATCCCCAGTGTTTAATGGAATAACCACCGATATATCTGAGGATTCGTCGTGATGCCACGCCCCTGCTTTCTTATCCTTCGGATTGTAATTAGCAATCTGTATAGCTGAGATGTCAAAGCAATCGCGCTGATAAAGGCTCAAAAACAACGGATTTAAAACCGTCTGAACCACAAACCACATCCTTTCATACAACTGCGGTACATGGTCTTTTAAAACAATTTCGGGTATCTGCCGTAGCTCGTCCTCTTCGTCATTCACCTTAAAGGCTACGTGCTTCTCCATCTCTTTTATTTCTTCCACTATCATCTTGCACCATGCCCTGCGAAACAATGGCACGGTATAAATGTCTGGGAACGGGTTCTTGCACATCCTTTGCGCTGGGGTTTTTTCTAGGTTCTCCTTCCCCTCGCTTACTCTGTATTTTGCAATGATTGGAATCGATTCTTCAACGGCTTGATACAACGGTTGATTGATGAACCAGTTGGATTTCATGCTGAGCATATAATTTTTTAGGGTATATTTCATAGTTGTAAATTGTTGCACATATCTATACAATCTACAAACTTATATAGCATAAAGAGTCCTAAAAAATGGAATCAGTGATAACGGAAAAAAGCCAGCAAGATAGGCAACGAAAAAGTTTGGCGGTGGATCAACATACATACGATCTTTTAGCGGAGATTTGTTTCGATCAGCGCCGATCTAAAATTGATCAACTTAAAATATTAATTGAGCACGAACATGACAAATTGTTTTTGCCTAGGAACGTGGCTAGATGATCAACTTTTCAAAGAAAAAGTCTCTTCCGCAATCTTACAAGCCAGTGCTTGAGGGCGGCGAAGTCATAGACCTTTTTGCTCGACTCACGTTGTATCAACAAGCGGCGTTAATGCGTTTGCTTAGCAGAAACACCGTGATCAACGTCAACGGCGAGCAATACATGGGCTATGAATTCGATTACGAGGTTGATGGCGCCGTGATCTCTATCTCAGAATCTTCTGAAGATTTAGATTAAACCAGCTATCCCAGCGCTTGGCTGTTGGAGCCTAGCCGCCAACTCTCTATCCGCGTCATTAGGCAGGATCGTTGGAGACATACTAAGCTGCCCTGAAAAAGATCCAGATCCCATCGACGGAAGGGGCTCAAACATTGGAGCGCCAACGTCGGGAACATCTATTGACGACATCTGAGACATTAACTCTTCTCTGGTCGGCAACAGCTTGTCTGCTACAGATCTTGGCACCGCCTGCCGAAAAGATACCTCGTTGTTCTCTGGAATGCCCTCGGTTACAGATTCTTTAAGAACCTCTGAATCTTGCCACTCCAATGGCTCAAGAGTTTCTTGACTCATTCCCATAAGAATTGCTTCAATCTCTTCTGCTATGTCTGGATTTTCTTTAGAAATTACCGCCAGCCTGCGAACGTGTTGACCAAAAGACATTGGATCGTAAGCAATTTTCTCAACTCCACCCGCCAACCATTTAACAAAAGATGGGTTTGTCATTAATTTTGCGGAACCAGCCGAAATAGCCAAAGCCCCAAATCCAAACTCGAATCCTTCGCCGGGTAGATAGCCTGCCGCGTCAGCGCCAAGCATACCAAAGACCCCCATCGCCGCCGCTAATCTTCCAGACCCAGATGGGTTTGCTAATTGTAATTGCGAATCCCTAACTCGATTAATTGAAAACCTTAAATCCTCCAAAGCGGGAGCAAGTTTTTCGTATCGAGTTCCACTAAAAAAAGCTTTCTTCGCCTCTGGAGTAAGCTTAGACCAATTAGTAAGATATGTCTGTAAGCTAAAACCTGCTTCTTGTACTGCATCATCTCCCATGACGCCAACACCAACAGAGGTTTGAGCCCCAGATTTTGGCATCCCCATTCTTCCAAGTTCATATCCAGCCAAAACATCAAACTCTTCTGGAGTAAATTGACTCCTTAATTTTTGTATTCTTTCTCCGCCCACATTAGTTTTGTCAACTGCATAGCTCAGTGCGGCAGAGAATTCGTCGGCGCCTTTTTTAATAACAGAGTCAATAAATTTTATTTCTCCACCATCTGCTTCGTTCTTTAATACAAAAGCATTTGCCGCTTTGTATTTTTCCAAAACATCTTTGCCAGCGCCCTCTATTATGTCGCCAAAAATATCGAGTTGAGGAGACGATGCGCTTTCTACCAAATCATATAAATCTTTGGTTAGCGCCGCCTCAAGAGGCTTTAACAAGTCCGTACTTCTGTTGCTAGTTCCAGTTCGTTTTGCCGATGTTTGTTTTTTTCTTACGCTGGTACGCAAATTTTTCAAGGTGTTGTAATCTAACTTTCCTTCAGCCGCATCCGATAAAGCTTTTTGAGCCTCATTTATAGCTAACCTAACGTCATCTTTTCCTGAAGCTGTTGCTCCTTGAATAACAAGTTCGTCAGCATACTTTTGCGTTTCGTTGGCGTTTGATCTTACTGGAGAGTCTGTTAATGCATCCTTGACTTCATCATACATTGCGTTACGTTTCTTATCGTAACGAACTCTTGCGGCTTTTGCCGCACCCAATACTTTTTCCGCCGCTTCAGATGTGGTTGCAACACCGCCAAATTGTCTCGCTAATTCTGCGTTTCTTTTTTGTAATTCGTCAACTGTTTGAGCAACACTCTGCATCATAATTGAAGTGGAAGGAGGTAGCGCAGAGAGCACCGACTCAAAAGCGTTTGCCAAGGGGCTTCCAGTAACCATTCCAACCGAAGGTGCAGTAACTCCAGATCTTTGTAGCCTATCAAAAGTTTCTTTTGCGGGGGCCGACATAACTTTATTTTTAAATCTTATTGGCGCACCAGCAACTAACTTTACGCCCTGAAATATCTTTGAAGAAATTGGCCCTGCCGCCGCGTTAATTATCGCCGTATTACTAAAATCTGAAAAAACCTCTGAAACATTTCTTGTATCTTCTGTTTCCCCAAATAGTTCCAAAGTGCGAATATAAGCTTCTTTTGCTGTAGCGCTTCCAATACCTTCACCAACAACAAATGCCGCAGTTGCCGCAGGAATTGTTCCAAAAATAGTTGGCGAAGTTGCCGCCCCCGCCGCAGTTGCGGCTAAAGTTCCGCCAACCATACTGCCAACACCCTCTGCAATTTCTGGCCCTATATCTGCAATATCTCCAAAGGTCGGAATTGGTATTCCAAACAAGCGAGCATCTTCATCAAACAATCCTAGCTCCCCAGTCTCTGGATTCGTAATAATAAAGTTTCCTTTTCCAAAATTTGCGGCGCCTCCTACTGGGTCAAAAACTTCTACTGGCATGGCGTCGGGGTAAAATTTCTTGATGGTTGCGAGTTTATCTTCCGTGCTGGGCGCGGCGGCAACTTGGGCTCTTATTCCTGCTGGGGCTCCAGTTTTAGTGTTAACGGTTTTATTTATTTGTTCTTGGGCCAAATCCATTAGAAATGCGTCTTCTCCAGATAATTCAGGGACGTCATTAGACTGAAAACCTTTGGGGGTAATTGTCTCTGGATCATTTTTTTCAATCAAAGCAATTAACTGCAACTCTGACATTCTCATTAGCTGGGCTTCAGTCATCTAACATTCCTCTAGCGCGTAACCATTCGGCGGCGGGGCCATTTGGATTTCCTTTTGCTTTTTGTTTCAATACACTAATTCCGTCTATGTTTAATTTTTTTCCATATATCTTATCTTCTATCAATTTTTTTTGAATCCTGTTTAAAGCATTTCCCGCGTTTGCCTTCATTCCCAATACAGACAATCTCCTAGCTCTTGCTTTTTGCGCTATTACTTCAGGCGGATTGCCAAATGTAGGGATATACAAGTTAAAAGCGGATTCTATTTCGCCTTGACCGATAGCGGCTCCAGACTCATCTCTTAGCTGTGCCATGACAAAATTTAATGCCGCATTTTCAAAGATCTGTCTTTGCGGGCTTTTTAATACGTTTTCCATAAAGTCTGGAATCATTGGCCCCTTATCAACTGCAACGGCGTCATAAAAGTTTAACGGATTAAAGTCAGATTCCATAATTTTATTAATGGTTGCATTAGAGTCGGCCATTCTAACTGCAAAGGAGGCGGAATTTTTCTGTTTATCGCCTAAAGGATCCTTTGTTTTTTCTGTACCTTGTACAATTTTCGGGCGGGGGACTCTATCGCCTGCCAAGGGATCTACATCCTCATATGTTCGCGGAACCCGAACAAACTCAGTAGGATTTTCTTCAAATATTCTCGTGACCGTAATAGGAGTGTTATTATCTTCCGAAGTGGCGCTATTCTCCTGCGCCCTTTTGAGCTCATTAAAGTATTCCATGCTTAAATCTGGCATATCAATTCACTCTCAAGGCTTTGTAAATGGCGTGGTTGATCCATCTGAGTTTGTTCTCATGTATATTTTTTTGCCGCTTATTGGATCAACAAGACCAGTATCAACCTCATTAGAAACAGGCGGCGCGGTATTTTGGGTTGAATCGACTGCGGCTGGCCCAGTATTAGAAGGCAAAACATTTTGTGGAGCATTGCTTGTAGAGCCATTCGGAAATAATTCATTGACGGGAACGCCGGGCACAGTTATCTCGACCATTCCCCGTTCACCTTGAACAAATTTACTAGTTGGTCTGGCTAACATAGCTCTGGCAGTTTTATATAGAACCGTCTCCCTAATCGCGGGGTTGCTCTCGCCTTCAAGCATTATGTTTAAATATTGCGCTGGCATAGACTTTCCTTGAAAATAACCATTATTCAGCTTCATGGCTTCTAAATCATATTTAAAATTTGAATCCAACATTTTTTCTCGTAAAGCTATACCTTCTTCTTTTCTTTTCTCAAGATCAGAGTAAGCCATCTGCATTAACTTAGACTGCATCTCATCCGCAACCGCTCGGCGTTTTTGTGTCGCTTCGGAAAACAGATTAAACCCTGCCGCCAAACCATAGCCCACAGACGATGGTCGTCCGCTTGACGCCTGCTGAGTTAAGCCCTGCGACAAAGATGTAGCAAGGTCATAGATGTTGGCTTTGCGTTGCTGTGGCATAAGCATCGAAAGCTCTCTCGCACGCTCACTAATGTCAGCATACGTCGGGAGAGCCTGATCTCTTTGTAACTCAGTCAGTTGCTCAAAATAACTAGTTGTTGGATTTGGCGTTGCCATATTTTAACCTACTGGTAATAGTATTGTGACGGCTGATTATTTCCGCTTGTCTGCCCAACAAAGTTTCCTACGGCGCCCAAGGTGCCCAGACCTGTTGCTAAACCAGCCTGCAATGCGCTTGGCTTGGGGGTGTAGTTTGTATTGATCTGAGAGGATCCGCCTGCATTAACGCCCATGCTCATAAACGGCATCAAGGATTGATACTGAGCCAAAGGCGCCTGCTGTGCTTGCAACAATGATGCTCTCTGAGCGTCCAGTTGCTGTTGCGACAGACCCTGTTGCATATTGCCCATGTTCATAAGCGTGTTCATATCTTGGCTATTGGCGTTAGATATCTGCCCTCCCAATCCTTGTAGGAAGTTTCCATAGCCCTGCTGAGCTTGCAGTTGCTGTTGGCCGATTTGATTCTGCACGTTGCCTAGCTGAGCCTGACCCTGAGAAACAGCCTGCGCGTTAGCCATAGTATTTTGACCATACATATTTCTTGCGTTGCTTGACGCCTGACCCATGTTAGCCATCGTGTTACCCAACTGTTGCTGAGCCGCAAGGTTTTGAGATGCGCTGTTTCGCAACTGCGTGTTCATGTTCTGGTTGGCGCCCAACATACCTTGAGCTTGAGCCATTTGCTGGTTAGTCATCGCCTGATTTGCACCAAAGTTTGTCTGAGCAACATCGCCAATTCTGCGAGATAAAGATTGCCCAGCGGCGCCAAGCTGTGATGCCTGATTGCCCATCATTGAAGCAAGGGCTTGATCAGCCCCAAACTGTTGTGATGCCTGATTACCCATCATTGACGCCAAAGACTGCCCTGCGCCAAAGCGCTGGCTTCCTG